ATAGTGATATTATATAATTGTCCCAAGGGAACAGAGGACAATACCCCGAAAGGGAGAAAGGAGGGTGAGAAGTGATTGACATTGACGAATTAAGAAAGATAAACAAGCCGGAAAATATAGCAGTAACAGAACACGCAAGAATTAGGCTGATTGAAAGAAATATAACAATGCAGGACGTTATAAAATGTATAGAAACAGGGGAAATAATAAAGCAATATGAAGATGATAAACCATTCCCTAGTTGTTTGATATTAGGCATATCTATAAACAATAGATATTTGCATATAGTGGTTAGTATGGATAATAATTTTATACATTTAATAACGGCGTATTATCCTAATTTGGAACAATGGGAACCGGATTATAAGACCAGAAAGGGGCGTTAATATGAAATGTTTTAAATGTGGTGCAGGAATGGAGAAAAGCACAACAACAAGCGTAACTGATTTAGGGAATTGCCTTGTTATCGTTCGAAATGTGCCTTGCTATAAATGTTCTGAATGTGATGAAATTTTTTATACTGGTGATGTTGTGGAACGACTCGAAAAGATTATTGATACAGCTAAAAAAGTAATGCAGGAAATTTCAATCATCGATTACACAAAAGCGGCATAAAAAATAACCCCGGAGCAATCCGGGGATTTTTATGTCTAGCACTATATATAATACCAAATATGGTAAAAAAGTATTGACAAATCTATATATAGCGGTGTATTGTTGTGATTAACAGATAAAATAAATTAATACGATTAAATCCGCCCAATTCCCGGCGGTGTGAGAATGGACTCGGGAGGTCTTGCAGTGATGCAGGGCTTCTTTTTTTATTCCAGATCCAGAAGAAAGCGAGGTGTGATAGATGCAAAATACAGATATACAGACGATGGATACAACAGCGAATAAACTGGAGGTATATAGCGACAGCATAGAGGAATCTATATCTAATTATTGTATAGATCACAATCTTAAAACTGAGGATTTATATAAAATAGATCAGAGTAGATGGAATAGTGTTTTACTGTATGTATATAAACAGGTATTTAAACCTACACCAGATAATAACCCTAATTATAGATACAATGGTAAATCTAATATAGATTATAGTGATAAGGAGTTATTAAATAGTATATGTGATATATATATTAATTTCTGTTATGAGTACAGTAAAGAAGTTTCTATTATGGGTTTTAGTAAACTGACAGGAATAAACGTAGATACTATTTATGAATGGTTAAATGAGGATACGGTTGAGCGTGGCTCGTCCGAGGTAGCGAAAAAGTTGAAGGCAGAAAGGGAGGAATCTTTAAGCGTCCGTTTAGTGTCTGGAAAGGGAAATCCAGTTGGTATATTGGGCATCTTAAACAGGCATTATGGGTGGAATATGGGACAGCCAAGAGGGCAGGAACAGAGGCAGACAGCCCCATCAATACCAGATATGGCCCGCAAATATGGCATAGATCAAGCGGATCAACGGCAGATCCCGAAGTTCCCAGAGGTTAAAGAGACAGATAATTGATTAAAGTGATTGATAATTAAACTCATATAGACGCCAGGAACATTAAAACAACAATATATTGTATGCGTAAACGATAAGACACAATATATAGATCGAAGTTATTCGGACAAATATTTATTTATCCGCTAAACTCTGGATCGGCCCTTCAATCACTCAGGGCCAGAGCACATTTTTAGAAAGTGGACCGCCATGGGGTGGGGGTCTAAGGGGCGAAGCCCCGGAGGGGTTAGGTGAGTGGGTCAACCACATAAAAAACAAAAAGGCCACATCAGAGGAGAGGCTCTTATGACAGAAGAACAGTTTAAGGAAGCAAAAGAAAAGGTTAAGAAATACTCTGACATTCAGAGTTGCATCGATAGATTAAAGTTGGATAAATATCATATAAGTCGAGGAGTTATGTATATGACTGTTGCTCCATGTAAATCCGAGATTGACTGTTGCGGTAGGCATGAAGGGTTTCATAATGGACTAACAGATGCGATTTTGCAGTTCTATGATTGTGAGATTGAACGATTACAAAGGCAGTTGGGGGAATTGTGATGAGTGGAAAATGTTATGGGACATGTAAATATGGCATCTACAATGAGATGCAGGGCTATGTTTGTGTGAATGGAGATAGTGAGTATGTGGCTGATTTTGTCGAATATGGTCATACATGCGAAGACTGGGAAGGAGAAGACGATGACGAGCATAACTAGACTGTCCGAAAAATGTCGAAAATGTCCATTCGTTTCAAAGTGTTCTAGGAAACGTCTGGAAGCGAAAGGATACATAGAACCAAACTTTGCTATGTCGGCCGCAATACCAAGTGCTGCGGAAATGGTTCAGCCAATGGCGGTAAAACATAATTACCGGGATATTAAGATTGACAAGGACGCAACAATTACGATTGATTTGGAAGAGTTGAAGCGTCAATTAGAAAAAGATTTTTACAGGCAAATGGGAATAGGATTTTATCCGGGAGCGTGATGAGATGAACAAAGTGAGGATAATTAGTGATGAAGAAGAATTAATAAAAGCTGGAAAGAGTGTCAGAATTGGTAAGACAAGGTGTTTTGTGAATAACGTGGAGATTCCGATGGTTATATCAGCAGATTTCCATGCTTCAGTTGATGAAGTTCCGGAGTTTAAGTTTAAAGTGGTGGGTAGGCCGGATATTGAGACATTTGGGATGGTCACTTTCGATTTTTCACCAGAGAATTTATCCGATGCCTGCCTGATCGTTTCCGAGGAACTGCAAAAACACAAAGATTTCTACAAGGCGTTTGTGGTAAGTGTCCAGACGGCACTTAAAGAAATACCAGCAAATGTTGAGATATGGACGAATGAACTGGCAGAAAAGATTGTTCGGAGAATAGCCGGGGAGGAATAGAAATGTACATGACATTAACTGAGGAACAGGCACAGGAAATCCGTAAAGGCGGCATATCAGTGATTCAGTTCAAGAATGTAGCGAAAAAGGTTCGTCACTTTTTCAGATACACTTTTCCTGAGCTGATAGACATGGTTGTGAAAGACTTCAAGTTTGCGGTGCAAGTGATAACAGATGTTTTGGATGATATTCGGCTTGCGCTTGAGACTATTCACGGCACATGCAAATATCCTATATGTCGCAGATATAAATTTGTGAAATGTATGGAGAATCTTGGATATGATAAGCGAGAAGTGTGGAGAGCAACACGTCATACATGGCTTGCAAGAAGTAATTGTTAAGGAGGATCAGCATTATGGAAATGTTAAAAGGAGTTTTGATTACATTTGATGTAATTTTGATGATGATTTTCTTTGGAATTGCTGTTTATTCGGTAATACGGGCAAAGAAGAAAGATACGGCAACCGCAATTGTGTGTGGGATCGTTGGAGTTATAATCGCTTTGAACGAGGCTTTCATCTTTCTTGCGTAGGTTGAAGTTGGTCTCATATGTCATTGCATAGCGTTGGTATGAAGAGTTGGAACAAATATGCCGGGAAAGAAAATGCTTGTGAAAAGGGTGCATCAAGTAGCAAGTACCGCACACGTCACTAAATACCATACCGGCGTGTCACCTTGTATGAGGGCGTGTGCAAATATGTTTCCGCTTACAATTACGCTGTCTGTTTACAGGCGGTCTATGGTTGGGGTGGATAATTGGGGAGGTAGCTAAATTGGCAGAGCACTGAAAGCCGGATGTAACTATGTGCAGAAGATACTGGTTCGAGTCCAGTCCTCCCATTTTCCCACTGAACAGGATACGCGACC